AATGTTGCTAGGAGCAAACGTAGACTGTAACCACGCCACCGATATGTTGGTCACTTGGATCGAGGCAAAAGTGGCTTGAAGCCAAGCTACAGACGTATTTGTAACACTTAGCAAACGTTATCGATGCCCACGACCGTGTAGCATCGTTACTAGCATTGATCTCAGCTGTGATGGACGACAAGTCTATAGAATTGGTTGGAACGTTATCAAGTACCCACCCAATGTTTGGTACTTCGTTGCTTGATGATACTTTTGGAATTTTATTCGTAACAACTAAGTGTCCCACGCCGCTTGTATCGTTACTGGAGTATACGCCTCCAGCTAATCGTGTACCATCTAACGCGGCTCTCGAATTAAAAGCCACACAAGTTAACAAACAGATAACGAGTAATTTCATCTCAGTGTCACCAAACTCCAACCAAAGTTAAAAACTAACCCATCTCCATCGACAAGCTCTGGAGATGATGGAGTACTGATGGTGAATTTTCCACTTCCTGAGACAACCGTAAATGAAGTAAAGCCACCAGAGCTGTCCTGTTGCCAAACACGAATAAGTCCTGACGGAGTTAACCCTGGTACAAAGACGTCCAGTGATTTCGTACCACCACCAAAAACAGCTGTTCCTGATGTCTGAATCTGTGTCGAAACTCCTTCGGACGTAAACTGAGACGTTATCGGAGGAGCGTCTATCCCAGGTAACGGTGGAACTAGGACAGGATTTTTGCCGTGAATCCTTAAATCAACGACTCCAGCAGCTGATATTCTGTTTTCCATTACTGGTGTCTTGGTTTACCGAGTTCGTAAAGCTGTTTAATCTCCTCAGCTAACAACACTCTGTTGAAAATGTAGACATCGTTAATAAAACCAGCCCAACTATCCTCAAACGTAGAAAAACTTCGTCTTCCAATTTCAATCTCTGTTGCTGTATCAGCCATTGGTCCACCAAAGTTAGTAGCTGCAGCATTTGTGATTCCGTTAAGCCACAACGTACACTGTGAATTTCCGTCGGCAACGAACAAATAGGAAAAACACGCGTGATACCAAACGTTAGATCCTAGAGTAACGATCCCATTAACCACTGTTGGAGTTCCGTTCGCTTTGAAAATGTCAACCCCAAGTATACTTCCAGATTGCTTTACGTAGAAATGCCACTCACGAGCTCCAGTATTATCTTTTGCAGCGATAACTGGATCTCTTGACGGTACGAGATCAGTGATCTCTTGAGCGTTTATCCACGCGCAAACAGTAAAATTTGTACTGTAAAGGGACGGACTATCGGCGACTGACAAATAGTTTGCAGTAGTTCCATCAAAATAGTAGCACCCGTTATTAGTAATCGGAACGTTCCCGTGTAAGACAGCGTTGTTAGTGTACTGTGACCAGTCTCTAAACGATCCGTCAGACGCGTCCCAAGCACCAACAACGCTCTTATCAAGTTTTCCAAGACTAGGATTTTGTTGCGCAGACGCGCTTAGAGTCAACACAACTAGCAAAATCATCCATCTCACTTGATCACCTTCCTGTACAGATCGACTCCAAAAACAGTACTAGTAGTATTGTCACGTTCCTTAAAATCAAGACGAATCGTCCACTTGTTAGTTCCAACGCCGTTTACAGACCAGGCTCCAATGTTATTCGTCAAGAAATAAAACGTTGTGATTGAATCAGCTGTAGCACTTGTTAGAGCGTTACTAGCAAACAATATGCCATTTGGATTATTGATCAAAATACTTACCGAATTTGTGAGTGTGTTTGTACTACTCGTTGAAATTGTAACTGCTAAACCTGTAGCAGATCCAAAGTCTTCACCGTCATCAAACCCACCAAGATACGCTCCAGCGAACCTTGACTGTAGACCGTCGGTTTGAGCAGACGTAAAACCAAGACCCATTAAGTTTCCAACGTTGTTTGTCGAATACCAGTAAACCGGAGCTGCAGCGTTTGAGTTCAACACACTTCCTATGGTTCCCCACGTGAAACTACTTGGAAGAGCAGACGCTCCCCAAACCGCAGATGTCGTCATGCTAGCAATTCCACCGCCTCCTGTACTTGCAATCGTTATCGTGGTATTACCTCCAGCGGTAAGAGAAACATTTCCTGATCCTCCGTTAAGAGTGATGTTCGCTCCTGGAACAATGGTTGCCGTAGGAGATGTTAACGCAGCAAGACTGTTGGTAGCAATCGAGTTTGAGATTGTAACTGTTGATCCTGGTGTTAGTGTGGTGTTTGTAGTTCCACTTCCATTAACTGTAATCCCAAGAGCTGGAGCTAGTATTGCTCCAGAAACAGGAGTAGCAGCAATGGTCACTGTTGTACCTGCTTTAAGTGTAGTGTTTGTTCCACTGCTTCCGTTCACAAGGATGCCAGATCCTGGTGAAAGTGTTGCTACCGGTGGGTTAGTGGCTTGTGACAAATCACCCCTTATTCCAGCTGGAAAATCTAGGACCTCGTTTCCAGTAAAAGTTCCAGGCCTAGACACAAATCCTTTTGGAAAGCTTCCATAAGAAATAAACGTACCAGACAGCTGCTTACAACCAACAAACGACACGTTAGTTCCAAGAGTACCTCCGTACGATCCAGCTCCATCTATAGTTCCTGCAAACTGGACGTTGTTCATTGAAATATAGTCGTTTGGTCCTTCTATTCCAATAGCGTTCCAACCAGCTATTCCAACATACAGTCCACCATTTACCGTAAGATTTGTAGTTCCACTTAGTCTTAGTGCAGCACCTGCCGCTGATGCCACGTTGTTATTGACTTGGCAAGTGATGTTTGAGCCAATCTTTATTCCAGATCCACCGTTATAGTTGTTCACGATATTATCATTAACCAAGATAGATCCACTCTGGTTAATGAAGATACACGAATCGTATACTCCCGTAGGCACGTCAATCTTATTTCTAGAAACAACGCCATTTATCACTCTGTTAAACACTATTCCGTAATTTCCACCTAACAGATCCACGGTATCAGGAGTCGTCAGAAGTGTGTTATCTGAAATGTCAACGTCAGCCCACCAAGCACTCTGAGGACTTGCTATCGGTAGAGTTCTAAAAATTCCAAAATGTGAATTCACTATCAAGTTATTTCTAACGACGATAGAACTATTCGTGCTTTCTCTACGAATGTCTGACGCCTCAAAGAAACACGCTGCGTCATTTTTGTCAACGTTGTTCTCAACCCAAATGTTTTGTCCAATCAACGCAATGAAGTGACCATCAAAACCAGTGGAAGCATTTACAGAACTGACTAGATCAGCGTAACAATGGTCTACTCGAAATCCATCCACAACCCCGTGATAAGCAGAGTGAATTCCACCTCCATTAAGGTTAATAAATCCGCAGTACTGTACAGTTATGTTTCTGTTAGTCGAAAATGGTAGTCCAGAGTCTAAGCCTCCAGCCTCATCTCCTGGTTGAATACCGTTCCAAATTACCGGAGAGTTAGTACGCCCTTCACCGTAAAATCCAATTCCTTCAACAACAACGTTTGAACCTTTCAAACCAAGAAAATAACCTCCAGCTGGAATATCTGCGTAGTGGATGTGCCAACGTGTAGCACCCCAGTTGACTCCTCTAATGACTAGGTTTGTAGCGTTAACGTCAACACCTGTAGTTTTGTAGTCTCCTTCAGGAAAATAAACTACACTCAATCCTCCAAGTGTATTTGTAGCCGCATACGTGAACGCGTTTGAAAACGCTAAAGTACTGTTCGCTATTCCGGTGTTGTCTGCACCGAATGTCAACACGTTAATAATGCGCTCAGAGTTAGATGCTGTTTGAGACGTAGTTGAAGTCTGAGCAAATAACAAAGTATTTGTGATTGCTTTGTCCACAAAATTGCTTGGGTTTGCAGATGGATAAAGTCCATTCGTAACTGTCTTATCCACGTATACTGAAGGATTGGAAAAGCGCGGGTAAAAAGCAGAGCTCAATGAACTTGTTACAGATGAAGCTCCTGAAGCCGTTAAACCTGATGAAACAATTGAAACTCCTACGTTAAGCGAGTGTGCCCATCCAGATACTGGAGCAAATGAATTCGTCTGGTTAGTCTGGATGAAGCTTCCAATGCCTTTTCCATCAAGGTACTGCGCGCTCCAGTTTACCCAAGTGTTAGTTAAACTAGTTGATCTTGTCAGTAGATTGATGTCATTATCTGTAATTGATCCTCCGTTTTCAACGATAGTTTTAGTGTAAACAGATCCAACATCAACGATATTACCTTGACTAAAACTTAGACCTCCTCCAAGACTAGGAAGTATCGTTTCAACAGCTAGTGATCCAACGTTGTTTATGTCAGTACCTTGAAAATCAATCGTCCATCCTCCTCCTGTAACCAGAATGTTTGCTACTTCAAGATAATTTGCAATTACACTGGTAATGTTTGCTGTTGAAGTAACTGACACTGGACCAGCAAGACTAATAACTCTACTGTCATTTGTTTTAACGGCGCTGTCTACTGAAACTCCGTTGGTGACTGACGCATCCACATAGTTTGATGGATTATTGCTCGGATACAATCCATTTGTCACTGTTTTCGTTACGAAGTTACTTGGGTTTGCGACTAATGGATAATACGTGCTTGTCAAACTGTTTGTTACCGTCTTGTCAACGTAGTTCGACGGATTAAGAAGAAGCGGATAGTAAATTCCAGTTAAACCGTTCGTTACCGTCTTGTCAACGTAAGAAGAAGGATTTGAAGCAAGATATAGTCCATTTGTAAGACTTGGAATCGCAAGTCCGTTCGTAACAGACTTGTCAACATAGTTTGATGGGTTCGATGATGGATAGAGTCCGTTTGTTGAAACACCAGCCAAACTGTTAGTAATGGTTTTATCCACGTAACCAGCTGGATTCGAGGCGAGGTAAAGTCCATTTGTAACGGTTTTATCGACGTAGTTTGATGGATTAGTACTCGAGTATAAACCATTTGTGATTGTCTTATCAACCAACTGGTTAGTGTTAATTGTTCCAACAAGACCGTTCGTTACCGTCTTGTCCACGTAGTTTGATGGGTTGAGCACAAGTGGATAGAAAATTCCTCCAAGAGCGTTGGTAAGACTTGGAATTGCTAGTCCGTTCGTAACAGACTTGTCTACAAAGTTTAACGGATTCGATGAAAGATACAATCCATTAGTAACAGACTTGTCAACGTAGTTCGATGGATTAGCGAGCAAAGGATAGTATGTTCCTAGCAACCCGTTCGTAACAGACTTGTCTACAAAGTTTAACGGATTCGATGAAAGATACAATCCATTAGTAACAGACTTGTCAACGTAGTTCGATGGATTAGCGAGCAAAGGATAGTATGTTCCTAGCAACCCGTTCGTAACAGACTTGTCTACAAAGTTTAACGGATTCGATGAAAGATACAATCCATTAGTAACAGACTTGTCAACGTAGTTCGATGGATTAGCGAGCAAAGGATAGAAAATACCAACAAGACTATTTGTGACGTTCTTGTCAACATAGTTCGACGGATTTGACGATAGATACAACCCGTTTGTTACCGTCTTGTCAACGTAGTTCGACGGATTAGTAGCCAGATAAAATCCATTTGTGATTGTCTGGTCTACAAGGTTGGTCATTGCAAATAAGACACCATTAGTCCCCGTCACAATGTTGTGTCTTATCCACCAGATGTTTGGAACTTCATAGTCAGTCCACGTAAACCGTTGGTTTAAGTCAACGATATGACCAACATAGTTGTCATCGTTGCTTCCATAAACTCCATTGGCAATACGTTGACCAACGTTTGCTCCAAAAGCCTGAACAACCAATAAAATCAAAACCAACAAAAATAGATGTTTTTTCATGTTAATCTTTCGACATACCAACTAAAGCTAAATATCAAACCATCACCATCAACTTGCTCTGGTTGACTCAAGGTTGTAATCGTCAACAAGTTGTTTGACAATACAGTTGAAAATTCAGTGTAACCGCCGTTGCTTAGGTTTTGCTTGACAGTAACGGAACCACTCTGTGTCAATCCTGGTAAACTAACACCAACACTGTGGTTTTGACCTCTAATTAAAGCAACTCCAAACCTTGTTGGTGTTGAATGAAGTGGAGACGACAGCTGTTCAACGTCCCAACCAAAATTGAAAACCAAACCATCACCAGGACTTGTTTCAGGATAACTTGGAACAGAAACCGAGAAAAACCCATCTGATAGGAACACCGAAAAATCTGTAGTACCTCCGGTGCTTTGGTTCTGCCAAACGTTGACACTACCGTTAGCTTTTAGACCTGGTACACTGACTTTTACGTACTGGTACGTACCTGTAATCTGAGCTATTTGTTTAGCTGGAACCACATCAGACCATGTAAACACTGATTCGAGTTGTTCAGGTGACAGCGTCGAGTTCGCAAACACTATTTTCCATAACACCGGAGCTGAAACGACTGTTGAAGGAACTGAGTAGCCTTCTACAGTAACGTTAAACGAAGTCCTGTATTCAACGTGTTTACCGTCTTCTGGCTGGTTGGTGGTGATGTCTTGTATGTCACCATCGAGTGTCATCCTAATAAGTTTCTTACCAAAATATCCAGGATACACAGCCTCGATCCAACACTGTGGAACTGTCGCGGCATCAGGAAAACCGCGCCTCAGTAAGGCTTCGATAAAAAGAGCTTGAGTCATTGGCTGCATGGCGTAGTGATCTATCTGAAACTTGAAACTCCACGCTGCCGGCATCTTTGCTTGAGCTGTTGTAGCAAGGTCGTTAAGTTCAACGTCACTCGAGATTGTCGGAAGACTTAACCGTCTCCAGTATCTGTAAGCAAACGATTGTTCTGGACGGTAACTCCAACCGCGACGTTTTACAGAAATGATTGGATAAAGCGGAGGAGCTGGGAACGGCATGTACAATGGTTTTCCATTGTCATCTTTTAGATCTAGCAAATAACCAAAAGGATTTTGATCCTTCGGCATTCTCCAAAGTTCTGTGAAATGAGAAAAAGCATCCATCGGTGGAGAAAAAACCACCGGAACTGGAAAACCTTCTTTAAGAAGAAAGACCCGATTGAGCCAGCGTTGCAACGCTAGTTCATGAACCCGCATTGCACTTGGAAAAACCTTGATGTCAGTCTGAAGACTCACAAGCTAACTAACAAGACAACAAGGTCTTGTTAGTTAAACAGGGAGCAACAGATTGGTCATCACAGGAACGACCACGCCGTCAGGATACTCAACGTCAGTCCAACCACTTCCTTTTGAAGAAGCACCTTTTGCCGTACCTTTAATTCCTTGATACGGGAAAGAGTCGTTGTCGTTTATTTGAACGACTTTGTCTCCTGGCTTGATGTTGTTTCCGCCAAGCAACATCGAGGCAGCTTCTTGAATGCTGGTCTCACTGCGAAGATCCACTTTGGCAATGGCTTCATTTACTGCGTTGTCATCGATCTGGTTGATTTTGTTCATCCTATTTACCTACTGTCAAACTATTATCTGTTGACTCATGTCAAACACCGACCTAAATACAAGTTCCGCAATTTCTTCTTCCGTGCTGTCGAACCAATTGCTACCGCGATTTAGAAGGTTCAACGTAACCTGATCGTCTCCTGTCGCACTAATCACTATAAATACTCCTCCGATACGAATTGTCATGTTGTTCGCCAAACTGCGCAGCTTAGGGTAGAAGTCTACGATTAGTTGGTTTGAGCGTGAAATTTTACGTGCTTTGTTCGTCAACCAATCGACCAAACTTACGTAGATTTTCTCTCTATCAGCAAGCGTCAGCTCGATGTTTTGACAAACCAACGTCTCAATAACGTTGTTGATAATAGTCTCAAACATTGATTATTGGGAACTCGTTTGGTCCGCGTTTACTTTGGTCTGGTTGTGGACGCGCATCGCCTTCAGGAGCAATCACACACTCTACGTAAATCCCTATCCAAAAATTCGTTTGAGCCCAATAAGCTTCAGGAGGTAAAACCGTGTTAATGATCATGTATCGATAGCCGTTAAAAAACACCATATCTCCACGCATTGGAAACCAGTCAAATTTTACCAACGAGACCTGAGACAAACAAAACTTATCGTTTCGTTTAGCGACGTATCCTGTTGGCGTAAGAGTCCATTGCGGTTTATCGTGAAAGTTTATGGCTGGAATGGCGAGTTCCCTGGAAAATTGAACTCTGTCACCTACTGGACTGTGCCACAACGGATCTATCTGAGAGCCTTCACGATTGACCTCAAAAAACTTTGGAGGAGGTATTGGAGAAAACTTACGAACATACTCGTCGTATATTTTTGCGGCCGTATCAGAATCCTTACGTTTGAAAACAGCGTCATCGTAAAGGAACTCTTTCCGTTGAGAAAATTTCATACGATTAAGTATTCTAAGTGGCATGGAAAACACACTTTTTGATGAGTGGTTAGAAACTATCGAACCAAGCCAAGACGTACTAGTCATTGACTCATCACGGATTATCATTCGAACAAGTGTTGAAACAACGATTACAAAAGAAAAAAGTCAGAAGATCCTACACTCTGTTGAAACTGCTCAAAGATTCGTGGAATTGCTTGGTTTAAACAAAAATAGCTTAGTAGAAATCATCAGTACGGTTGTCCCTCAAGATGTGATTGATTACTTGAACTCGGTGGTTGACCTTGACGTTTTCTGACCTTCCTCAAGTCTGTCAAGATTGTCGTAAACTAAAGGAGTCAAAGCTTGGGCAGTTCAAAAAAGTAAAATCAAAGTACAGCAAACGAATTTGGATCTGCTTCTCATGTCTTGAAACTAGAGTACCGTTTAAGAAAACTTCAAGACCTGAACGAGAGGTGATTAGGGTTTTGATAGATCTCAAACTGTACTTCATCCACAAATACGACAAGCTAAAACCTTTCGTTTTCAACTTTGCACTTCCAAAACTCATGCTGATTCTTGAACTTGAAACTGGACTTCCGAAAAATGACCGCAAAATCAAAACAGCAAGGCGATACGGGTGGGAAGTTGTGACGCTCAAGAACCTTAAACGACCTGAACTCGAGATTTGCAGAGCCGTCATGGAACGAGAATCCAATTTTTAATTGTTTACTTTTTAAGGCTAGTTGGCTATACTCTTACTATGCCAACAATCAAAAGCGTCCCTGACAAACACCGTAAACTCATAGCCAAGGGTTCGATAGTTCGATACCTTGACGGATGGTACCGTGTTTCAGCCGTGTTCAACGAGTCCGTCAATCTCTGTGGAATTTTTCACGACAAAATCTACTACAAGCACGTTCTATCGTCATTGGTATACGAAGACGAGTCCGCTTGGTACACAAGCTGGACGCAGTCTGAAACCTACCAGAGCATGTAATGAATTTTACTACTGAAAACATTGGAACGTTCCACAGTGTTCTGCGAGTCTCGAG